AGATAATTCTTTTATTGTTTTAGCTTCTACATCCAAGACAGCTAATATTTTATTAACAGCATCTTTACGATTATATTTTTTACCGTTAAGTTCATATTCATAATTTGCAGGATCATTTTTATGCTTTTCAACTAACATCAACTTCCCTCACTTCCCAGCGATTAGATTTATTTTTAAACCAACCATGAACTAATAATGTCCAGTTAGCTTTCCTTAAATTACTTGTGTGTGGTTCATGATCTGCGATCTTCTTAATTCTGGCTGACATATTTGATTTGCTAGTAACTTGTACTGCAACAGTTTGTCCGTCTTTGACAGCAAGTATATCCCAGCAACCAAATAGATCACGCCTATTGCCAAAACCACGACCAAATGCAGGAATCCATACTTCAACGACCTGAACTGTTTCATAGCCTTCACTCTTTAGTTTTTTTAGGCTGAGTTGTGTCGGACTTGTCTTTGCCATCTTTTCTCCCAAAAATTCTATCCCAATTATCAGAAAATTTTTCTGGATTAGGTATTGGTCTTGGTGCTGATCCTTTTCCCACTATTTAATCCTTTCTATTCTTTTAAATATATCTGTAGACACATCAAAGTAATGTTCGTTCTCTACATACTTTGTATTAATTTCTATGATCTTACCATTTTTTAATATTGAACTTATATTTGCTGCATACATAATATCACCATCACCTGAAACTATTAAGTAGTATGCTGGCTTATCAAGCTGGCTATACAACAATATTTTTCTTTCGATGCAATGAAAAGTTTTGTATTTAGGATAACCATTAACAAAAATATCTGGCCTTACTTCTACATCTGCATAACCAATATGATCCCCTGTTAATACATCGTACATTAAAAAATCAATATCATATTTTCCAGCCGTATTTGCTAAAAATTTATTATTTTGTAAACATAACTCTCTAGCATTTTTTCTACCAAACTCATCATACTGTTCATGCAGCTCGTTATCAAATGGTTTGCGTGATATTATTTTCATTCTTACCAATACATTATTAGACGATCTTCATATCTAATAATATGTCCTTGTAAGGTAATCCTGTATTCATTAGGCTTATACTTTTTTAGTGGTGCTATGTTATGTAAAAAATCACCCTTATGAATTATAATATCACCAACATTGTATGGTAAATATTTATATTCTTTACCATCTTTATATTCAAGCCCAGCTCCGCTTTCTGGTATATCAATAACCACTGTAAAACTAAAAGCATTTTCATTTCCTAATCCTAAAGTTTTATTGGGAAAATCATAATGCCAATTTGCTGGAAAATTTAAAAAACATTCATTAGACTCAAAAATATGAAATGATGGATAAGCAAATTTATGATTTAAATGAACTGGTTGATTTAAAAAGTTAGTTAAATAAATTTGTGTAGCGGTATATAGTAGAGGAAAATGTTTATAAAGTTTAGGATTTAGTATTTTAGATTCTTTAAAATATTCTGGTGTATTTCCATCCATGTAAGCATTTCTACCTAATGTATAAAATGGTACATCATTTCTTTTAATCCAATAATCATCAAGTTTTAAAACATTGAATAATATTTCATCAATGTCTAATTCATCTAAGCCTAACTGTCCAACATGAATCATTTTATCTCTTTCTTTATTAAACCTTCTGGCAATCTAATATAATCCTCAAACAAACAAGTTGTGTAATGTGCTTTAGGATAATGTTCTTTTACATAGTCATTAGCTACAGCACAGCTACTAAAGTGACCAATGTACTCTGGGCTTTGCATATCCATATAAACCACTAATACATATTCTAGCATTTTAAAATTCCATTCTCTATCATGTATTGCATGGTATTGATGTAGGCTTTGTCCCACATCTCACGCCTTTCCTCCCGTGTGAGATTCATACCATTGTCATACTCATGGTGGCATTGATAGCACAATGAAGCTACAAGAGCATCACTAACTTTAAGTGCCATGCCTTTTCCCATGTTCCTGTGAGCTCCGACAATCGTACCATCATTAGCTCCACAATTCATACAAGGAAGTTTGCGACAAGCTTCCATCATTTTCTTACTACGAAACATTAGTCTTCCTTAAATTGGAATCCATATTGAGATGCCCACCATTCTATTTGCTTTTGATACTCAGCCATCTCTTCTGTATTTAGAGAAGTAGTGCTTGGTATCTTAATAATCTTTTCACCATTCACTTCAACCTCTTCTTTTAAAAACTGCCACTTCATTAATGAATCCATCTCTTCAGGTTCATAACCCAGACCATCACCGATAGCCTTCAATAACTTCCAGTAGCGTTTGTTCTGCTCTATACTACGAGTAAATTTATGTTCAGTCACCTCAACCCTCCACAGCTTATTATAATCTAAACCCTTCAATTTCTCGATGAAAACATCAAGATTGTTTTTTGTTAGTGTGAATCGCATCCTTACCCTCCTTCACATATTTAACAACTACACCATTCTTATCTGTAATTCTATAACTGTTGCAATTAAACTCTTTAATAAATTTAAGTAACTCATTCATACAGGTCTCTCCTTATAAGTTAAACTTTTCTCATCAAACCATAAACCAAATGTTCCCTCAAAAGTATAGTTACGCTGTTTCTGTACTGTAAGGTATGCAGTCGGTTCGTTGACCCTATCCTCTGGACAATTACCAGCAAACTTTAAATCTTCTATCTCACGATTACGCCAACATAATAAAATATTATCACTTAAGTTTCTAATGTGACTTGAGCCTAAAATGTTTGTAGCATCTGGCTTTTGATATTCATCAGACATCTTACGAGTATGACAAACTAAAAAGACATGAATGTTTAAGTCACGGCAATATGAAGCTAATCTATCAATAAAGATTTTTTGTGCATCATAGTTGTCTTCAGAGATGTCTCCCATCTTCATCAATGAGTCAATCACAAATACATCTATGCCTAAAATCTCTTTACCATATTGCAATACTGCAAACATATCTTTTGAATCAGTAACTCCTTGCTGGTCGTAAATGTATAACTTGTCTAGATAGTTATTACAAAACTCTTTTAAGAATTTCTCTGTAGGATGTGGGTCACCTAGCTTTTGCTGAACCATTCTAGATAATGTCAGCACAGGCTTCATCTCCATACTAGCTATAAGTATTTTAGTGTAGTGCATTAAGTACAAACATATCTGAGATAACATCATTGACTTACCATGACCAGATACACCAGTAAAAGCTGTTAGCTCTCCCTTCCTTACTGCAAAGTTATTATCAGCTTTTGTAAAAGGTAATGAATATCCAGCATTGCGTTCTTCTTTGTAGTACTTAACCAACTGCTCGTAATAACCGTCTGTAGATTTAATCTTATAATCTGCTTGGGTTATTTTACCTGTTTCTGAATCAACCTGTTCTTTAGTAATCACAAGTCTATCCATTAACTGCCCTACGGTCATCTCACTCATAACACTCTCCCTTTAATTCTAGGCTGTGTTGCTCCACCATCTTCCCATCTTCTTTGGTTGATAATAACCTCTGGACTTGGATTAAATCCTTCCTTCCATTCTTTAGAATTATTCATAGACTTTACCCATGAGATAATTTTATTTGCTTCAGCATCTAAGCTATGCTTTTTCCACTTCTCTAAACATCCTTTTTTATTAACCCTTCTTTTATCTAGTAAACTATTCCAGAATTCTTCAAAGTGTACACTTGTATATTCTTTACTCTCCTCTTCTCTACTCTCCTCTAAGGAAACATTTTGTTCACAAGTTGTTATCAAGTTGTTATCATCTTGTAACCAATGTGATAACATACCGATTTGTTCTTGGATAAAATCCTCTGTCTTCCTTAATCTAAAAGCTATCTTGTGTATCTCTGGAAGTACACCATTGTTTTCAGAAGCTAATAAAAGTAACTCAATCAGTGTTGCTTTGTTATCTGAATTTAAGTTATGCCATTCATAATCTTCTAGAATTTGTCTATAGACTTTTATCCATATTACATTTCTATCTTTCATAGGCGGTTGAAATTTACTCCAGTTTCTAATTTTCAAAATAAACACTCCTCTTGTTGACTCAAGAATACTTCTACAGACTGTTGCTTCTCTCCTGTTGACTGAATACTTAAGTACGGTTTGTTCTCTATGAACCACTCAGCTTCCCGTTTAGATTGGAAACGCTTGACTGATTCCCCCTCTTCATCAATCACTATGTGCGTGAAGATTCTCTCTCTCATTTAAAATCTCCTTTATCTGATACTGTCTTAGTAATGGTATCTGGTTTGCTCTCCTCCAATGATACATTACCTGTCTTGTTACCCCTAAAGAACTTTTTAGGTCTTTCTTATTATTCTTAAATAATTCTATTGCTTCATCATATGTCATTTATGTTTCTCCTCTAAATATTTATCAATTGCTTGGTCTGCTTCATACTCTTCCTTCTCTAGCTCTTGTTGCCATTGCCACTGGCTCTCACAATAACCGTCAAAGTCTTGTAACCAACTATCTCTATCAATCATTACATTCTCCCCTGTTCAGTTTTTAATATATAATCATGTTGCATACACTGGTGACACGCAAATAAATATGGTCTTGTAACACTAATTAAACTATCTTTATATTTATCAGATGTAAACCATGTATCACTATGCTCATAAAGTTTGCGAACCAACATATGAGATAGATTAGTTATTGCCTTCATTTGTCTTTCATCCATTACACTCTCCTTTAGTTGTTAATGTATAGGTGATTGTACACTATATATTTTGTATTGCAAGTACTTGAGAAAGATTATTTTACATTTATTTAAAAATAGTTGTTGACTTTTGTAAAACACTATATACAATATAGGTTACATTTATTAACAAAGGAGAGAAACATGGATATAAATGATGAGTTAGCAAGAATTATATTCGAGCTACAACGAGCAACAAATGATTTAAAAGAGTTTAATGACAAACTAGAGCAGGAGGAAAAAAAAGATGAGTAAGTTTAAAGAACTAAGAGTATTAGATGTTAGTAAGTATGTAGAAAAGAAAGGTCAGTTTTTATACCTTGCTTGGGCACACGCTGCCGACATAATACTACAACATGACCCTAGTGCAACATGGGAATATAAAGAACCTCAAGTATTTAACGATACGATGATGGTCTTTTGTACCGTGCACGCCTTTGGTAAAAGCATGACAATGCAATTACCTGTTTTAAATTACAAGAACCAAGCAATCAAAAACCCGAATGCAATGGATGTTAATACAGCTATGATGAGATGTCTTGCAAAATGTATAGCATTGTATGGTATTGGTTTACATTTATTTCAGGGCGAAGACCTTGTTGACTTAGACCCACTAGAATTAATTAAGAGTGTGTATGCTTCACAAGGGATTGAAGGTGCTCGTGCTGTATACAATAAGATGGATAATGAGGCTCGTCAAAAGTGTCAGTCTTTCATCGAAGATATAAGGGAGAAAAAAGATGGAACAGAGAAGTGATGAATGGTTTGAAGCCCGTCTTGGAAAAGTTACAGCTAGTCGTGTAGCAGATATTATGTCTACACTTAAGACAGGCAAAGAAGCAATTACCCGTAAGAATTACAGGATTCAACTTGTATCAGAAAGATTGACTGGAAAGAAAGCAGATTCATACTTTAATGATGCAATGAGAATGGGCATCGAAAGAGAGGATGACGCAAGGACTACATATATGTTTAAACATAATGATGTAGAAGAGGTAGGTTTTATAGACCATCCTACGATTGAGATGACAGGTGCTAGTCCAGATGGATTAGTAGGTGATGATGGGTTGATAGAGATTAAGTGTCCGTTAGCAACAACACACACAGATACTATTATCTCTGGTGAAGCCCCATCTAAATACATACCACAGATGCAATGGCAGATGGCTTGCACAGGGCGTAAGTGGTGTGACTTTGTATCATTCAATCCAGACTTCCCAGAAAGTTTACAATTATTTGTGGTAAGAGTGGAAAGAGATGATACACTAATAAAAGAACTAGAGGATGGAGTTAAAAAGTTCTTAGGTGAGGTCGATGAGACCATAACAAAACTAAAGGAGAAAGAGTAATGGAATTTATTGATATAAGAAGTCCTGTGTTAGAACCAGTAAAAACAAAAGAGCCTATCTTAAAGCTCAATGAACAAGAAAGAGATATCATTCGCAAAGCATCAAGCGGTGAGTTTTCTCAAGAAGACATACAGCGAAAAAGAAGTGGATTAGAGTCCGCAAAAATTGCTGACAGAATTGACAAAGCTGTTTGGGAGTTAATTAAACTTAACCCAGATGCGTTTGGTCAAGAGACAGTCTTTCAAATGGCTGACAAATTTTATAAAAAAGAAAGGAATCAACAATGGCAACAGTAGGAATCAGTGTTAGAATAGATATGAAAAAGATTGATGAAAAAAGAATATACAAGGGGCAGAAGGGTGATTATTTAGACCTAACTACTTTTGTAAATCTTGATGAAAAAGACCAGTATGATAACAACGGTTTTATTAGTCAATCAGTATCAGAGGAAGAACGAGCTGCGAAAGTGAAGGCTCCAATTCTTGGTAATGTTAAAGTCTTTTATAAAGAAACTAACAAACAAGAATCTCTGGAATCAGAAGATGCCCCGTTCTAAAGTAACTCGATATGTATCTAAAGAGAATCTGAAATGGTTACCAGACCATGCGACCGTGCAATTTGGCTATCGTAAGAAACATCAACAAGGTTTGGTAAAGGTAGAGTTAGATTTTTATTGGATAAGAAATAATGGTAAGAAGTATGAAGAACTAATGGGGGAGTTATGAGCTCCCCTATTAATTACTTGTTACAAACATACATTGTAACTTCGAAGCCGAAACGCATTTCAGTTGCTGATGGTTTAGTCCACATAACTGTTCTCCTTTCACAGTAGATTTTGTTACAAGTATAATTATACAGTAAAGACGATGGATAATATTTAGAATGTATTTAGAAAAGGCTAATGATTATAATGATTAATGATGAAATTGATTTTTCCAATACTAAAAGCCAATTACTATTTACTCCTGAAGGAGCACTGTATATTAACATTCTTTACAAGGCTTTGGATGATTATAAAAAATGTAAGAAGTATGATGGACGATTACAGCCAATGGGTAAAAGAGCTTTAGAGTTTCTTATGTCACAAAATGAAATCATGCAAATCAATGCTTGGCTTCTTGGAATACCGTTATACAAGATGATGTCAATTATGTATGAAAAAGAATTGTTTACTGTATTTAAAAGAAACCTTAAGCTGTTAATCAATGATGTAGATGATTATCTGGATGGAAAATTTAAAGAAATAGAGGAAAATGATGATTCAGAATAAAATAGAAACAATTATAAAACTTGTAATGTTTGCATTAATAGTGTTATTATGTATGGGTATAGGCTTTCAGTATTACATTAGCCAACCTGTAGATACAAAAGAAGTAATGTGTCATAAAGGTAAGTTAATACATAGATTAGGTGATGATGGCTCTGTGT